AGACACAATCATTCCAGAAGGAAACGATCTTGCAAACGGATTGACAAAGAAATTCGGCTTGAATGAAAAAGATGAAAAGCTGATCCTTGACTTCAGTCATGTTCCTATTCTTCAGACTGATCAAGAACGTGCTTCAAACGTCCTGAAGAACAAAGCTGAAGCAGCCACAAAGCTTCAACAGTTGAACATGTTCACAGCTGACGAAATCAAGGACATCATCGGCATGAAATAGAAAAAGCGCATCATTTGACGCGCTTCTTGTTCTGTTTAATGGCTTCAATTAGCATCCGCAACCGCCGCCAGCGTTTGATTTTTTCATGATAAAAAGATTTTTGTCTAATATACAAAATCATCAGGAACAACTGAATCATCATCATCATCATCTTTTTCTTCAAAGAATGCCGGAAGTTTGCTTTTTGCTTCGTCTGGCACTTCTTCCAGTGTTTCAAATGGCATCAGCTGCGCAAATCTTTTCTTGTATTTCTTACTAAAAAAGGCCGCGATCCTTTGATGAAGCGGCGCTTCTTTCAGTTTGCCGTAATTTTCAACACCCCAGAAGCGGCCGTCTGTGTCTTGAAGGAAGAATCCTGCTTTCATAGTTTAAAAGATTTCAACGCCTTCCGGCAAATTAAAGAAAAAGAAGTGATCTTGATAATAAATTGAAGCGAATGAATAGTCTTCAATAGGATTCACGCGATCTTTGAACGTGATTCTGTATTTGAAGAAATTTCCGTTTTCATCTTCAAAGTATTGATCAGGACCTAAAAGATCAACTGATTCGATGTCATGCTGTTTGTCCAGCAGACGGATGATTTTTGCAATGCTTGTGCCTTTCACACTTGTCTTCATTCTTTCGATGAATTCAAGATGTCTGTTTCTTGATTGATGGCACTGTTCGGCAATTCCTGCCATGATGTTTCCACAATTCATGATTCTTTGTTTTGTTGGTTTTTAAGTCTTTGCGCTGCTGCTTTAGCTTGTGCGCTGTTCATTGATCCTGTATTTGCAAGCGTTTGAAGTGCTTTGCAAGCTTCTTCAGCGTTTACTGATCCAGCTTCAGCCAGTTTTCGCGCTGCTTCATTTAGATTTTTGTGTGCTTCTGACTGATCGAAGATTTTTGTGATGTAGCCGTTGCCGGTTCCGTGTTTTTCGACATATTCGGCGATCTGATGCCAGACAATCGAATCTTCAGAACTTGTGACAAGAACAACGTTCTTTCCTGCTTGAATTGCTGCTATTATAGCGCGAACAGTTTCAATGTTTCTTCCGTGATGATTCCGTCCGGCTCCTATGATGATTCCTTTTTTCATAGATTTTCGATTTTTTGAATGTCTTCATTCCAGTCAATGACAAATGAATCATTTGACTTCATCACTATCTTTCCGACAATCTTTTCATCTGAATTCCTTGTGACGTTTAATGAAGAAAGGTCAAGTGAATAGTCAACATTGTTCAATGATAAGATTGTGATGTTGCTTGCTGGCAATTCTTCAGGAAGAAAGCCATTTTCTTTTAGATTGAAATCGTATTGAATTTTCATGACTATTTGTTTGTGATTGGATTCTGATTGATTGACTGAATCGCGAATGATTCGCGCCACCAGTTTTGACGGTCTTCGCATTCATCGAATTCTTTGATCTTGATGATGTTGATCGTTTCAATGTTCATTCTTTGATTGATCCATTTTGCAAGATCGCGATTTTCGAAGTTGTGAATGAAGAAGATGTCCTGAAGAATTATGTTCAACAAGTAGCGATCAATTGAATGTTCGATGTTTGTGAAGTTGATTGTCAGCGTGTAGAATTTTTGACTTTTCATTTTGTCCTGATTAAATGATGAAGGCCGCACCGTTTTTGATGCGGCCTGATTGATTATTTGTTTCTTTTTGTTGTTATGAATCGAAAATGCGGAACGTTCACTGCTCCATGTGCATAAATGACACGCGCGTGAACTTCAGTGCTTTCGTTTGAGATAAGGAAAGAAAATTCATGCGCTGCTTCCATTGTCACGCGTTCGATGTTCAAACGTCTGTGATCAAATCCGAACTTGACAAGCTTTGCAGTGATCGCATCAAGCTTCTTGTTGTAGCTGTCATCAGCTTCATTTAAGAATTGAAGAAGAAGAACGTTCTTTCTTGACAATCTTGTTTCCATTGACTGAACAAGTTTTTCTTTTTCCCATCCGTCAATATGTGTGCGACTGCTTTCTTTTATTGCTTCAAGTCTGTTTTCGATTCTGCCGATTGACCATTCAGCATGATCATTCAAATAAAATTCTTTGAAATCAACTAATTTTCTTTTAAGGTTCGAAAGGACTGATGATGTCGCGTCTTTGATTCTTTTTTGTTCTGCTTTTGTCATTTTGAAAATGTTTACTTGTTTGTATGACACAAATATAACACATTCTAAACGATAATAGCAAGAACTTGACAAGAAAAATGTCAAAAAAGTGCTTTTTTCTTTATTTATCAGCGATTCCGGCCTTCATGTTTTCGACGAATAACCACAAAAAGGCGTTTAAAAAGGCAACAGTCAGCATCATCGGAATGATCATGACGTCAATTTTGCCGGTCCAGAACGGAAACCAGATCAAAGAATGAACGGAAGCCATGCAAGGCGCACACAAAAGAACAGGCTTCATCAGGTAGATGACAAAGGAAATCAGATAGGTCTTCAAGACTTCACTGAATTTTATTGCGTCATAGCCTTCAGATTCAGCTGTCCTGATCATCATCTTGTCAATCGCTTCCTTTTTGACGGAAAGGCGATCAAAAGGCCGGCGCATGAAATAGAAGATCATTCCTTTCGATGTGACGGCCCTGAATCCAAGTGATGCAAAACTGATCTTCAGTGCTATCAAGAAGAATTCTGCTGATGTCATTCTTCAGATTTTTCTGTCTGTTCATCATGATAAGCTTCAGCAGCTTCTTTCAACAGATCAATGATTTTGATGTGTTTCTTCAGTTTTTGATTCTTGTGACTGATTGACATTGACGCTTCTTTGCTGATGCCTTTGTCTGATAGGAATTTTTCAAAGTCCATGATTAATTAGTTTTTTTGATATGAATAAAGATTGTATTTGACACAAATGTCGTGAATTTCTGGAAGAAATTTTGAAATGAAAGGCTTGTTGTCGTATGATCCGCGCTGTCTGATGAATTTCTGGCCTTTTACAATCATGAAATTGTTCTTCTTTGCGCTTCTTACAGCTTCAGCTTCTTCTTCAGTCAGTTTTGACATCAGATTCGGATTCAGATTGATCTTCAGCCATGCGCAAGCATTGCATTTGATTGATTTTGTTGCTGTTTTTTCGATTGCCGAAGAAGTTGTGACTTCCTTCTTTCTGGCCGCTTCTTCGACTGCTTCCTTGATCTTTTGCTGTTCAACTGCGTCTTCAACTTTTTTCGCATCTTCAGCGCTGATCGCTGCGTTTTCATCTATTGCGTAGACTTTTTTCATGATTTTGATTTATTTGTTTTTGCTAAAATAGTGAATTATCCTGAAGATTCAGCCTGTTCTTGATAGACAACGTCCCAAAGGTCAGGAAAATAGGTCAGGATCATTCGTGCAAGGCCTGACAATGAATCCGGCGCATCATCATTCTTCACGCCTTTTCCTGTCTTAGTGTATAAGATCAATTGATTCATGAATTTTCCATATTCAGAAGTCTTGTCAAAGTCATCCTTGAAATAGAAATATTTCTTGATGAATCCTGACATTGTCTGAATTCTTGTGTGTTTGTTTGCACGTGAATTCATAGGAATCAAGGACGTGAAGCCGTTCATCGCTGGATCAGTTGACGCGTTCATCAATTGAATGTACATTCCGCCGCCGAAATTCGATTCAATTTGCACAAATTCCGCATTGTGTTTGTTTATACGTTCGACACACATTGAAACATTCGTGTCTGTTCCGTCCTGTGTGAATACAACGTCATGAATGAAGATTCTGTTGTCATCTGGAAGAAGCGCACCGAAAGGCATTGAAAGAAAGTCTTTTCCGGCGTCTGCTATGTCATTGAATGCGTTCTGTGATTCTGATTGCTTCAAATCAATCTGATCTTCTTTGAAGAAATTCAGTTCTTCCTTCGGAAACATCAAGCCTTCTGTCGGTTCTGGATTCTGCATGTATTGACGCTTGAAGACTGATTCATTCGCAGCTTCAAGCTTCTTCAATTCTTCCAGCGTGTGCTTGAAAGGCCACAAAGCGCAGCCATCTTCCTTGATCACTGGCAATGAAAGGACAGTCCATTCTTCCGGCTCTATGTCCAAAAGATAGCCGGAAAGGTCCAGCGGATGAAGTCGCTGCATGACAATGATGATCGGCGTGTTTCTACTGTTCACACGTGATCTGATTGTTGAATCGAATCTGTTGTTGATCTTTTCGCGGACCGTGTTTGAATCCGCATCATCTGGCTTGATAGGATCATCAATAATGATGGCGCCGCCGAAGCCTTTTGCATTTTCAATGAAGGTCATGAAGTCATCAAGTTCACTTTCTTCAGTTTCTTCTTCAACTTTTCCGGCTCCGAATCCTGTGACTTGTCCGCCTGCGCTGGTAGCATAGACGCCGCCGCCTTCTGTTGTGTACCACTTTTTTTTAGCGTTTGAATCAGCTTTGATCTGAACGTCAAAAACCGCCTGAAATTCTGCTGAAGAAATGAAGTCTTTGATTTCTTCGGAATTATCAAGCGCCAGCGTGTCACTGTATGATAAATGAATGAATTTTGCTGCTGCGTTCAGCGCTAAACAGTAGGCAATCAGATTCTTGACTGCGATTTCTGTCTTTGAATAACGCGGCGCGATGTTTATGATCAAGCGTGTTGTTTCACCTTTGATGACTTTTTCCAGCGCTTCAATGATCTGATGATGATGATCATTCAGCACAAACTTTCGGCCGTTCCTTTCCTTGAAGAAGTACCTGACAAACATTTCAAATGATTCGCTTGTCCTGTATCTGATCAGCTTTTCCTTATTAATACTCATTCTTTAGAAGTTCGTCAAGTTCTTTGATTTCTTCTTCAGACAGTTCTTTTGAATTCAGATTCTTGTTGACAACTTCAGATTTGTCTTTCCATCCAAGATTCTTCAAGGCGAAGATCGCGCCTGTGACGTTGCCGAATTGAAGCTGTTCTTCATATTCTGATTCAATGAAAAGACGCGCCCTTTTTATAGTGTAAGAAAAGCCTTCTTCTTTTTCATAGTCATAGAATGATTGTCTTGATGCAAAACCAAGGAAAAGCGCCAGTCCTGAAATAGTAGGAACAGGAATTTCAACAACTTTCTTCGCTGCTGCATGTCCAACAACAACAGAACGCTTTTTCATTCCGCCGTTGAAATATTCGTTGATCTTTTCAGTCAATTCTTCAACGCTGCTGAATTTTGGCGGCCGTCCGCCTATGTCAATGACTTTTTCATCCTTTTTTTCTTCGTTTTCTTCCATCGGTCCGGCTTTAAAGTGTGAAGAAATACATGATCAGCTTGATCAAAAGAAAGATCAAAGCGATTGCAGCAATGAACGTCCAGACTTTGCGCTGTCGCTTCAGGACTTCATTTCTGAAGAATTCGATGTCTTTCATGTCTTTGATTGAAGGAAGTTCAACCCAAATGACAGGAATCATGATCATTCTGTCGAACATGACAAGAACAATCGAAAGGATCACAAGAAAGAATTTTCCGATGATCCGGCTTGCTTTTATGAAGAAGTTTTTCATCTTTTCAGTGTTTAATTGTTGAACAGGATCAATTCAAAGCGTGTCGGAAACTTCTTTTCATTTCTAACTTCTGGCGCGTACTCATTCGCAAAGAAATTCTTGTCAATGTGAATGAATTTGAAACGTCTTTTCTGTGCGTACTTGATCGCTTCATTCCATTTATCAAGATAATGAAGATAGATGACATTATACTTGAATTTTTCCGGCGCTGTTTCCAAAGTTTCAACGAAGTCATCAATGATGTGCTGAAGATGCTCAACTGCGTTGACTGCTTCGTTTTTGTATGCGCGTTTACTTTGCCGATTGTTCAGCTTGATTTTTGATTTGATTGCTGTCATTTTTCATCTGTTTCTTCAAAATTACGAAATTCTGACAAATTCCGGCCACAGAAGAAGCATTTCGGATCAATAGCAAGATTGATGACTTCCTTCATTTCGAAATGATGAACACACTTGTCAACACTTGTTGACTTTTGCTTGCGTTTCTTGCGTCTTGTTAAAATTCCGCGAAGTGATCCTGTTTTCATTTCTTGATAATTTTGATTTGAATGTCGTTTGATTCCATGTCATAGCCGAAATAGTTGACGCCTTCATGATAGTCAAGACGCTGATCGAATTGAACGCGTTTGAATCTTTTTTCTTCTGTGTCAATCTTCAATTCTATTTTCGGCCTGTGCGTCAAGTCTTTCTTCACTTTGAATCTTCCGTGTCCTTCGATTTCAATTTCTTTGATCATTTCTTTGCTTTACGTTGTTGAATTGACGTTCAATTGCGTCATGAACTGCTTGCTGTGCTGCGATCCTTTCCTTCAATCCTTTCAAGTATGATTCAACTTCATCGACTGATTGCGCGACAAAATATCCTTTTGAAGTGCTGCAAAGCATCGGCACAAGATCACTGATCCTGATGAAATTCACAATTTTTCTGACACGTGCATCACTGACAGTGACGCCGATTGTCTTGAAGCGCGCCCTGATGTGCTTGTTTGTCACGGCGCTTTTCTTGCCGATTTTAGTCTTCAGACCGTTCACAAATTGCGGAACAAGCTTCTTTTCTTCCGGCGTCAGTTCTGCCGTGATAGTTTCAAATCCTGTGATCATACTCTTTAAAGATTAGCGATTGCGATGAAGCCGATCATGACTGCTGAATAAACAACAATCATGATCAAGTTCATCCAGAAAGGAAGTTCTTTTTCTTCTTCTGACATTTTAATTCAGTTTGAAATGTCCTAATTTGTACAACTGGAAGACAATTTCTGCTTCATGAAGTGCATCATCAGCGCCGCGATGCTTTTCAACGAAGTCCGTCTGTCCTGTGAAGAATTTGAATGCTTCTTCAACGTTCGGCCATTTGAAGCCGTAGCCGCGTTTCTTTGGAATTTTACAGATCGGCGTTGAAATCTTCATCGGACAGCCTAATTTCACAGGAAAATTGAATCCGCGTGATTCCATGAATCCAAAATCAAAAGCGTTGTTGTATGCCGTCGCGCCTAATTCGTAAGAATCAATGATGGCCTGAATTTCTGGCTTTAAATCATCAAGGCACTTCGATTGCTGGACCGCTTCAACGGTTAAATCTGAATTTTTGATGATCCATGATCTTTCAACTTCTTCGCGCGTGATTCCTTTTTCATGCGTCACTTGATCAAAAATGATCTTTCTTTCACCTGATGACAAGTCAAGTTCAACGATTCCGATTTCAACGATTTTTCCGCCTGCATTCAGGAAGCCTGTTGTTTCGATGTCAATGATTGCAATTTTCATGATATTATTTGTTTTTGTAGTAAAATTCATTATTTAAAACTTTCACAGGTTCGCCGTTTCCTGTGATCCATACGCCTTTCGAGTCAATCGTTTGTCCTTTTGGCGTTTCAATGACAACATGTTCACTGTCTGGCGTCACGTTCTTGAAAGCCGGTCCTTGCGCTGTACATATTGTTATTATGATTGTTCTTCCTGTGTTTCCTGACTTCATTTCTTCTTTTGTCAGAATACAGTTTTCAACTTTTTCACGTGAATAGCTGCCTTTCACTTGAAGAATTCCAAGCTGAAAAGTTTTTCCTTTAATTCCGCATTTTTTACAGACTAATTCATCATAACCGCCACGGCTTGAAGGAATAGTGACAAGATTCTTTTTTTCGAAATCGTGCGATGATTCGTTAATTTTTAATTGATACATGATGTTATTTGTTTTTAGAATTGATTATGTATTCGCAGTTTTTTTCACGGTTCCTGATGACAAGTTCAAGATTCAGGACGTCGCAAATCTTGCAAACAAGCGCGAATTTGACTGATCCTTTGCGGATCATTTGCCACAAATTGCGATCTTGCTTGTTGATCATTTTTGAAACGTCGATCTGTTTCATTCCTTTGTCTTTCGCTTCGATCTTCAGGACCGTTGAAAGTTGTGATGTTGTTGATGTTGTATTCATTTTTTATGGTTTTTCAGTCTTCAATTTCTTCAAAGTCTGGATTTTCAATTGTTTTTTCGCCGTTGCATTCTGTGCAAACAACATTCTTGAAGCATCCGCCGCAACACAGCGAAGCGCTGCCGACGTTGCAATCATATTCTTCAGTGAATCCTTCGCCGTTGCATTCTGGACAGTCGATGATTTCATCTGTTGTGTTCGGTTCTTCTTTATGCTGCGATGCTGAAGCCATGATCTGTCAAAATTTCGTTTAAGTATTCAAGCGCGTAAATTCTACAAGATTGAACGCGTGCGATGATTTGCGCTTCTTTTACTGGATCATGATTGAATTCAACTTTCGTGACACGAAGATTGTCATCAACATCATCCATGAAATGACAGTCGGCCGGCTCCCATTCACAAAGGCCTTCAGGCGTGTCTGTCAAGCAGTAAGCAACAACAGCCTTCTTTCGGCCATAAAGTGTCATGTAGCCTTGAAGCTGCCAGTCATAACCGGCCTTAATAAGCGAAGCAAGCGCTTTCTTGACTGTTTTCGGAAATTGTTTCTTTGACCAGCTTGATTTTATGTCAATGATCGCGTCACTTTCTTCATCATCAATGTCGCAAGATTGCGTCTTCAGCCAGTCATTTTCAATCGGCTTGTCTGCTTTCTTGAAGTTTGTGAAGAAAATTGAATTGTACAAAACA